CGGCCATCGGGCGACCAGCCGCGCGATCGTGGCCGGTTTGCTCCCAAGGCTGCGCCGGATGCTGCAAGCCCGCAGCCCCCCGGCGTGGAGGCGGGGCGGCAGGAAGCGGCCAGGCCCGGTACGCAACCTGTTGCCTCGCCTTATGTTCCTCCGCCCGGTTCCCCTGCGCACCACCACCCGCTACCGCGCATGTCGCCGCGCGCGGCGGCGATGTGGGACAAGGTGCCGGACGAGGTGCGCGCCGACGCGCACCGTATGTACCGCGAGGTCGATCAGGCCTTCCGCAAGTACAAGGGCGCCCACGACTACATGCAGTCGATCGCGCCATACGTGAAGATGGCGCACGAGCAGGGCACCAACCTGCAGCGGGTGCTCGAGAACCACGTCGGGATCGAGGAAAAGCTGCGCACCGACCCGCTCGGCGGCTTTGAAGTGATCGCGCATAACCTCAATCTGCATACGCCCGACGGCCAGAAGCTCACCTTCGCGGACATCGCCTACGACTACCTCAACCGCTCGCCGGAGCAGCGCCAGTTGGTCCAGCAGCGCAATGCCGCCACCGCGCACCAGATGCAGCTGCAGATGCAGCAGCAGCGCATCGAGGCCCTTGAAAACCAAATCCGACAGGCGCAGGATGCGGCCCGCTTCCAGGCCGGGCGCGGTGCCGTTGATCAGTACGCTGACCGTCACCCCGACTTTGATCGCCTGGGGCCTATAATCCATCGCGAAGTCCAATTGGGCTTCGACTTGGAGACGGCCTACCGCCGGGCGCAACTGCTCAGCGGGACGACAGCGCCTCAGACGCGCACCGACACGACGGCGGCTCAGACCCGCGCCCCAGACAAAAGCATTTCCGGCGGCCCGAGTGGCGCCCCGAACGGGGCTGCACGCGATGGAAAGCCGGTACCAACTCGCAGGGCCTCCCTTGAGCACGCGTTCAATCACGTGAAAGGGGGCCTATGACGTAAACCCATAGCCCCACGGGGGAGCTACGATGCCCAATATTACGACCGCTGCTGGCTACCAGCAGATCCTCTCGATGGCGGTAGAGTCCCGCTCGAAAGGCTACCAGGACCTTGTCTCCAACAACAACGCGCTGCTTTCCGTTCTCCGCCGCAAGGGGGCCTGGAAGTCCTACTCCGGCCCGCAAATCCGCGAGACCCTGCAGATCGGAAAACAGGTCGCCCAGTGGTACTCGGGCTACGATCAGCTGCTCAATCCCGCCATCGATCTGTTCAACGACGCGGTCTACACGCCCAAGATGGTTGTCGTCCCGATCATCCTGTCCATGCAGGAGATCTTGAACAACGAGGGTGAAAACCAGCTGATGGACGTGATGGAAAGCTACATGGAGGCCGCCGAGAACTCGCTCGAGGACACCATGGACGCTGGCCTTTACTCGGACGGCACGGCGAACGGCGGCAAGCAATTGACCGGGCTCGCGACTGCCATTCCGATTGTCACGAACACGGGCACCTATGGCGGCATCGACCGCAACGCGGCCGTGATCTGGCGCACGTCGACGTATGACGCGCACACCTACGGCGTGACCTTGCTCGGCGCGGGCAACACGCAGGTGACATCGACGACCATCCGCCCGCTGCTCAATGCGATCATGACGGCGCGCTCACGCGGGCGTGATCACGCCGACCTGCTGCTCATGAGCCCGGAACACTATGCGGCCTATGATGCGGCGACAATCGCGATCCAGCGGCAAACAAACGAGACATCGCTAGGCAAACTGGGGTTCTCGGCGCTGGAATATATCGGCGGCGGCAAGCGTGCCGAGATCGTTCTCGACGGCGGCATCGGTTCCAACATGCCGGCCAACACGACCTTTGGCATCGACACGAGTTCGCTCCGTCTGCGCTATCACCCCAACCGCAACTTCGACAAGATCTTCAGCGGTGACGGGCAGATGCCAATAGATAAGGACGCCGTTGCCCAGTTCATTGGTTGGATGGGGGAATTGACGATGGTCAATCCGCTGTTCAATTGGCGGTTGTACGACTCGGTTCCGGCCTCGTAAGGCCACAAGCAACCCGGCGGGGCCCCAGCTAGGACCCCCATCCACCCCCGCCGGTACTCCCCGCGGGCGCCTACCGAGCGGCGTCCGCGGCCCTTTCAACGGAGAGACCACGCAATGGCACTGCAAAATCCAGACGACGCCCTCCTCGTCATGTTCTTTCATCAATCCAAAAAGAACGAGGTGAAGTCACTCGCCGAGGGACGTGACATTCACGACGACATCGAGATGTGTGAAATCCGCATTCCCGGCTCGAAGGACGTCAAGCACTTCCCGGCAACGGAGCTGTCGCCGATAAAGATCTACAATCAATTCACCGGATCCGAGCACAAGATCACTTACGCCGAGCGCTTTGAACACCAGTACAGGCAGTTCAAGGCCAATGCGGCGCAGACCAAGACCGGCACACCGCTCGACCTCCTCCCCACCTTGACCGTGGGGCGCCGCGCCGAATTGCGCGCGCAGAGCATCTACACCGTCGAGCAGCTCGCGCAAATCGACGGGCAGGAGCTGAAGAACCTCGGCGGCGGCGGACGCGAGATGAAAAACTTAGCCATGGAGTTCATTGCCGAGAGCAAGGCAACCGCGCCGAGCAAGCAACTGATTGCCGAGCTCGAGGGCCTGCGTGCCCGCAATGCCGTGCTGGAGGAGGACGCCAAGATCAAGGCCGAACACCAGGCGATGGCGGCAGTAGTCGCGCCGGATGACTACGACGAAATGACCGTCGAGCAGTTGCGCGAGTATATCACCACGCATACCGGCATCGCCCCGACCGGCGCACTCGGTCACAAGTCGCTGAAGCGCCTGGCAATGGACATCAAACCCAACAAGGCGGCCTAACCGTAGGAAGGTCAACGCATCGTGAGCTTATTGACCGTTGTCCAAGATGTTTGTGCGGTTGTTGGTGTTACGCAGCCAACAAGCATTTTTGCGGCGATCGGTAGCAATCGGACAATGCAGGAGATGCTGGCGCTCGCCAACGAGATGGCGCAGCGCATCGCCTACGACACGCGCGACTGGCAGGGCTTGCAGCGTTCGGTAACCTATCCCGGAAATGGAACGGCAGCGGATTTTGCGTTGCCGGCCAACTACAAGCGCATGTTGCTGACTTCCAACGTGCGGATGTCGACTATGCCACTGCAGTCGATGCGGTTTATTTCCGACTATGACGAGTGGCTATGGCGTCGCGCGCAGAACCTCTACGACGGCCGCGGCGAGTGGATCATCACGGGCGGGAAGATGCTGATCGACCCGGTTATGGGCGTCGGGGTGAGCGCGACTTATCCCTACCTCGACCGCAATTGCGTCGTGCTCGCGTCCGGTGGCTTCGGTGATCGTTTCATGGCCGACGCCGACAGTTTTCGGCTCGACGAGCGGCTGTTGAAGCTGGGCATGACCTGGCAGTGGAAGGCCAACAAAGGGAGCCCCTACGCCGAGGACATGGGGTCCTTCTCCGATGCGCTTGCCAACGCAATGGGGCGCGACAAGCCGATGCCGATCATCGTCGGACGACGGGCCATGTCGTGGGGCAATACTTCGTATCCATTCCCAAGTGACCAGACCTGGACCTGGCCGTTATGAGCGCCTTTGCCGCCTTCCGTCGCCAGCCCGTCCAGCCACAGGTCGCACAGAACCTGCAGACGATCACCATTCCGGCACCAAACCGCGGCATCATCCAGTCGGAAAACGAGGCGTTCATGACGCCGGGCGGCGCCAATGTGCAGATCAATTGGGCGCCGACCATGAAGGGGGTCAAACTGCGCGGGGGTTGCGAACGCTGGTGCGTGCTGCCGGAAACGACGTCGATTATTTCAGGGTTTGAGTATTCCTCTGGCAACAATCAGCGCATGTATGCCGGAAACGCCACCAAACTTTATGACGTCACCACCAGTACGCCGGTTCTGGTCAAGAGCGGGCAGGCGAGTGGAAACTACGCTGCTGCCCAATTCGCCAACCAGGCCGGCGACTACATGATTGTCGTCAATGATGCGGGCGACTTTGTGCTGCGCACGCTGAACGGCATAACCTTCATCACGCTTAGCGGCACGGTGGGCACGGCGGCAGACGGTGCAGCCAACATCACCTATGACCCCGCCAAGCTTCCGGCCGGCGTTACCCAGGGCAAGGGACTGGTCTACGTCTGGAAATACCGCAACCGGCTGTTCTTCATTCAGCAAGACTCGATGACGGCGTGGTATCTCGGCATCGACGCTGTCGGCGGTGTGCTGCAGCCGATCTACCTGTCCGGCGCGGCACAGAAAGGCGGCAAGCTCCTGTTCGGGGCGACCTGGTCAATCGACGCCGGCGACGGCATCGACGACAAGTGTGTGTTTGTCACAAGCCTCGGCGAGCTGTTGATTTTCACTGGCTCCAATCCAAGCGATGCCGCCAACTGGCGGCAGGAGGGCCGCTACCAGATCGGTGCGCCATTAGGCATGAACGCGCATATGCTGCTCGGCGGTGATCTTTTGATCATGACTGTCGACGGCATTGTGCCGGTGTCGCAATCGATAACCAAGGACTCGGGCCAACTCAGCCTGGCGCTGCTCACCCGGAATATCAAGCCGCTCTGGCGTGACGAAGTTGCCGACAAGCGCGACTGGGCATGGTCGTGCAAGAAGTGGGACGAATATGGCGGCATCTTCGTCACCACGCCGGGTGGTGCCACGCCGAGCACCAAGCACTGCCTCGCGGCCAACAACGAGACCGGTGCGTGGTGTATTTTCACCTGGGATGCGACGTGCTTCTTGCGTATGCGCGCGGACATGTTTTTCGGAACCCAGGGCGGCATAGTCATGCAGGCTGACCGGACCGGCTACGATGACGGCGTGCCTTACGTTGCGACCCTGGTCGGTGGGTGGGAAACATTCGGACCCACTGCGGCACAGACGGTGTGGCACCAGGCGCGTGCGGTGTTCGCCTCTGGCGCCATTGAGCCGTTCCAGCCGCAACTCTCCGCCACGACTGACTACATCATCACGATCCCGCCCCCGCCTCCGGCGGGTCCCGATCCTGGGTTAGCCGAAGTTTGGGACGAGGGCCTATGGGATGGTGCGCATTGGGATGCGCCGGCGCCGGGCAGGCCGGCAATCCGCAATACGCTGTGGCAGTCGATCGGCATGTCGGGCTTTGCGCACGCCCCGATCGTGCAGGTGACCGTCGCGCAGGTCGCGCGGCCGACCGTCGAACTGATTGCATTGCACACGACGCAAGAGAGCGGCGGCGTCAACGTCTAGGGAGTGAGCCATGCCAGACTATCGCGACGCTATTACACAGGCCATGTCGAGCAACGACCCGGTGTTTGCGCAGATCGCGCAGAACATTGCGCGCGCCAATGGCTGGGTGAGCGGCGGCGGCGGCTTTGGGCCGCAGTATCAAATTGATGAAGTGTCGTCCGACCCGGCCTCGGATACGGCTCCGGCGAATGTCGACAGCGCCATCGCTAATACCGCAGCGATCAATGCGAACACCGCCGCGATGCATGGCGAGGACACATCGACGGCCTCACCGACCACGGGCTACACCAGCGGCACTCTCTCCGCCAAT